CAACAGCACATCCATGTATTGGGCCCGTGTTCTCAAACACGTTAACAACTCAAGCAGACTTAAACGAAACATCGTTAGAGCAAGCAATGATTGACATTGCAGCAATGACTGATGAACGTGGCTTGAAAATTGCAGCTCGAGGAATGAAAATGATTGTTCCACCTGCTAATCAATTTAATTCTGAAAGATTGTTAAAATCTCAAGGAAGAGTTGGAACAGCTGATAATGATATTAATGCTGTTGTATCTAAAGGAATGGTTCCACAAGGTTATGTGGTTAATCATTACTTAACAGATACAGATGCGTTTTTCATTAAAACAGACGTGCCTAACGGTCTAAAACACTTTGTTAGAGCGCCGATGAAAACAGCTATGGAAGGTGACTTTACAACTGGAAACGTAAGATACAAAGCTAGAGAGAGATACTCATTTGGGTTCTCCGACTGGAGAGGTATTTTCGGATCACCGGGAGCATAATAAATATATTTTGTGGCGGACATAGTTCCGCCACAATTTACTTTTAGAAAGAAAAATGCGACAATTTCTAGTTAATATCTGGGCTTATGATTATCATGCTAAATTTGAGGTTTTAGCGGAAGATAATCGTGAATCTATCGAGAAATCAATCCTTGACAAAATTGGAGAAAAGAGTATAAAGTGGGAATCAACGGGAATGTATCGAGATACTCCCCGTAGAATAACCTATGAGGAGGTTATAAATGACACAAGACCTATACACTACAAAACGGTCCTTGGAGTTAGAGTGGCAACAGGAGCACCTGAAGGAGGGCAAATATAATATTAATATGTCCTACATCGATAAGAAAATTCAGGAAATAGTTAAAGAAATCATTGCCAAAGAGTTCGAAGAATCTACTCGCCTTAATAAAGTAGATGAATCCAAGGCTCAAGTTTCGATAGCCACTTAAGCGCTATCAAAAATCATACAAATTCACAGGGATACCTTGCGCTCTACTTAAAAGTAGGCTATATAAAAAATACTATACAATTAATAGAACGTAGACGCGTATAGTCGACGGCCTAGAGACTGCGTTCGCAAACTAGGAGGATTATAATTATGGCAACAACAACATTTAATGGAACAGTCCGTTCAGACGGTGACATTAAGGCAACAACTAAGAACACAACTACAGGAGCATTTGTAGATTACGCTGTTATAAAAGCAGCGGGTGGTATGGAAGTAGAAAAAGTTGCTAGTACTGGAAACAACATTGTAGCAGCAGGTACTTCAACAGGTACTAACAATGGAAGTTTAGGTACAGCAGCTACTATTTTCAAAATTACACCTAATGCGCATGGATCAGGAATTGCTGATGATGCAATTAACACATTTGTTAATAAATTTGGTGGTCTCATTTACACTACTATTCTAATCGATCTACATGGTGGATTAGCTTGTGGTGGTTCTGCTAACGATGTTATTGGTACTGATGGTGGAGCAGCTAATGCTTACATCGCAGAACTAACAACTGGAGTTAATGGTATTCCATACAGCATTGAAATGAGCTGTGTTGAAGCACCCACAGGTGGAGACCCAGATATTAATTTAGTATGTTCAGCGACAGCTACTGATGCAGAAAATGCAGCGGTATCAACTCCAACAGTTGTTGTAAATGGTGGTGACTGGGCTCTTGGCATGAGACAACAACATGATGCCGGAACTACTTTAGCAGCACTTTCACTAAAATATGTTTACCTAACTTGTGGAACAGCTACTGAAGCTGCTTACACAGCAGGTAAATTAGTTATTAAAATTTGGGGCGCAGCTTTTGATTACAATAACGGCTAATAAATAAAATATGATGGGGCTTCGGCCCCATCTAGTATTCTTGATTAAGGAGGGAATATGGCAGATACAGTAACAGGACCAGAAATATTACAAGAAAACGACAAACGAGTAGTAATAAAAATAGTTGTAGAATCAGACGGTAGCACAAGCACAACGGTATTTTTTGACTCTTCAGCACGTACTGTAGCAGGTGTTGCACAACTCGGAGCTTTGCAAAGAATTTGGTTTGCATGTGATACTGGAGATGGCGGCGACTCACACGCTCGTTTAGATTTTGAAGATTCAGATGGAGATAGACCTTTGCTTGGTTTAGTTGGAACAGGTTATTGGGACTTTAGAGAGTTTGGTGGATTACCACCAAGTACTGATGCTAACACAAACGGTGATATTAATGTTGTGATACCAAGTCAAGCTGATGATGGTAACATGTACACAGTTGTAGCAGAGTTTATTAAGACACCAGCATAGGAGGTAGCGAATGGCTAATACTACTTCTGGAACAGTGACGTTTGATAAGACTTTTGCTGTAGATGAAATCATTGAAGAAGCTTACGAACGAATTGGCTTACAATCTGTTTCGGGATATCAACTAAAAACAGCAAGACGTTCTTTAAATGTAATGTTTCAAGAATGGGGTAATAGAGGTTTGCACTACTGGGAAGTAGGCGATACCAATATTGACTTAATCGAAGGTCAAGCAGAATATACTTTTTATAGAGCAACAGGAGATGGTACTTCTGCAACGACAGCTGGAGGAACAACAGGAACATCTACTTATGGTTTAGCTGATGTTTTAGAAGCTACACTTAGATCTGATAAAGGAGATACGGGTCAAGCGGATTCTGCGCTTACAAAAACAGATCGATCAACTTATTCTGGATTAGCTAATAAATTATCTAAAGGAACTCCCTCTAGATATTTTGTTCAAAGACTTATTGATAAAACAACAATCAATTTTTATCCAACACCCGATTCTTCTAATGCATCAAAAGATGTACACATTTTCTTTGTCAAAAGAATTCAAGATGCTGATGCAACTTATACCGATGCAACCGATGTGCCTTATCGTTTTGTGCCTTGTATGGCGTCAGGACTGTCTTTTTATCTGGCACAGAAATACGCACCCCAAAGAGTACAAGAATTAAAATTATTATATGAAGACGAATTAAAAAGGGCTTTGGCAGAAGATGGATCTTCTACAAGCACTTATATAACTCCGGAGTCTTATTACCCGAGTGGATAATTATGGCATTTGCAAGAGGAAAATACGCTAAAGCAATATCAGATCGAAGTGGAATGGAATTTCCATATCGTGAAATGGTTAAAGAATGGAATGGTTCTTTAGTTCATAAATCTGAATATGAATCACGTCATCCTCAAGATGAAGCACGACATTATAGCGTAGAAGGACATGGTCTAAGACATGCAAGACCAGCAAGAACTGAAAATACAGTTACAACTACATTAGGACCTAATCCTTTTGAAACCATTTCAGCAGGTTCAGGAATTTTAAATGTATTTGAAAAATCTCATGGAAGAGATACAAGCGACACTGTAAGATTTAGAGGTCCTATTTGGACTAGTTCAGATTCAGATGCTTATCAAAATCCAGTTGGCTTTGATGGTATTACAGGAGCAAATCTTGCATACTCATCAGGTTATTTCATTACAGTTGGCAAAAGAGATTCAAGCGGAGATATTACAAATACCGATGACTACTACCACTTTACTGTGAATACAAACACTGCTACAAGTGGAGGAGTATCAGGAGGAGGCAATAGTTGTTCGGCTGGACCAGCAACTATAACAGCATAATATGGCGGGATTTACTTATTCAACATTAACAACAGCAATTCAAAACTACACTGAAGTAGGAACAGGCGTACTTTCAAGTACGATTACAGATCAGTTTATAGATAATTCAGAACTTAGAATTCAAAGAGATATTCCAATTGATGCAGATCGAAAAGAAGTTTTAGGCAATTTGGTCGCTTCAAAAGACAATGTTTATGCTCCTGCGGGAACTTTATTTGTTAGAGGACTTCAAGTTTATACTTCAACGACTGCTGCAACTGGAGCTAATAGCTTTTTAGAAAAGAAGGGATAATAGTTTTTTAAGAGAATATGATGCAGCTGAAACTACTACTGGAACTCCAAAATACTATGCTATGTCTGATGGTGGGGCTACTGGACTTGGTGCAACTTCATCAGGTAGAATAACAATTGTTCCTACTCCAAGTTCGGCTTTTATGTATAAATTGCATTATAATGCTAGACCAACAGGATTGAGTTCAGCAAATACGACAACATTTTTAAGTCTTAATTTTGGTAATGGACTTTTATATGCATGCTTGGTAGAAGCATTTAGCTATTTAAAAGGACCGATGGATATGCTACAATTATATGAACAAAAGTATCAAACCGAAGTGCAAAAATTCGGTGGAGAACAAATAGGTAGAAGAAGACGAGACGATTATACAGATGGTGAACCACGTATACCCGTTCAGTCTCCGACACCGTAAGGATTAAAATATGGCAACACTAACAACTAAAGTAATCGAAGAAATCACACTTAACAATAATAGTTATAACAGCGAAAGATCGTTAGATATTTCTAGTGTTAATGAAATTGTTAAAAGAATAGTAACCATTTCAACTACTGAAACAGGCTTACTAGGTTTTGCTACAGCTTCTTCAACAGACTTATCTAAAAGTTATTTAGCAGGTCAGTTTGATGAAGATGATGTTAGATACATTAGAATTACAAATTTAGATTCAACGAATCATCTTACATTAACATTTAGAGATGAAGACAGTACAGAGTTTTGTATGAAGGTAGACGCTGGACACTCGTTTATTTATCCTGGTGATAATAGTGGCGGAGTTAAAGATACTATGCATGCAGCTGGTTCTGCAATTACAGTATCATTAAACGATTTAGTCGATATCACAGCACTTGCTGATACAGCAGCATGTGATGTTGAGGTATTTGTAGGGAGCGCTTAATGGCATCAAGTTATACGGGTCTTGGTACAGAGTTGATGACTACCGGCGAGAATGCCGGTACATGGGGTAGTACTACTAATACAAATTTACAAATCATCGAACAGATGGTTGGTGG